CCCCTGGGGGCTGTAACCGTTCATACTGGGGTAGAAGGAGCCGGTGCCGGTCCCTGCGGCGGCGCCGCCCCAGTTGGTCACGAAGACCGGGACGGCCCCGGCGCCGCCTCCTGCCATTGCGCCCCCCAGGGCGGAGGCCGCGCCGTCCGCGCCTCCCCTGGCCCGGAGGCCGCCTATGGCAGCCGCCAGGTTGGCCGCCCCCGCGGTGACTTTAATAGCGGCGATGCTCAAAAGGCCCGCCTTGATAGCGGCAAAGACGGCGTTGAAGCGCTTGGGGTCCCCGCTCAGCCAGGAGAGGGCCTTGGCCATGGGCTCCAGGACCTTGCCCATATTGGCGTCAGCGAATTGGTCAAAGGCGGTTTTCAAGTTTTGCAACTGGGACTTGAAGGTACCGCCCATGGTCCTGGCGTCATCGGCGAGGCTCGTCCCCAGTTTCTCTTTCTTAATGTCTTTTATTTTCTTATCAAAATCATGAGCGTGATTAACGAGCGCTCGAAACGCGGGACCGGCTGTTTCACCCAAGTTCCCCACGAGTTCTGCCATATCCGCTTCAAACGCCGCTCTCTCTTTTTCCCTTCCCTTGACGCTGAGCGCCTCGTAAAGCGCAGCATATTGTTTTGCGATGGCCGGGAGGCTCTTTAGATGCGCCTTGCTTGCGTCGGTGAACAGGTCCACCCCATACTTTTTTGATACTTTAGCAACGGCGCTTTTATTGTCGCGGCCGTTTTTTGCCAGCATGCTCAATAGGGAGGTCATGCCTGTTTTTGCTACGGCAACCTCCGGCAAATCAGAGTTGATGGACAGCATCGCCTCGTAAAGGTCCAGCATATCCTGCTTTGTTTTTCCCACGTTGGCGCCGTAGCTCGCCATGAGCTGTGCGCCGACCCCGGAAAATTTTTGCAGCGTAAAGGTGCCGGTTTTCCCCATCTCATTGAAGGCGTTCATCATATCTTTGACTTCACCTTCAGAAAAATGGTTTAACTGGAACTGCCCGAAGATAGCCGCGGCATCTCTTCCCGCGAGCCCCGCCCCCTGGATGGCCTGGGCTACGGTGTCGATATTGCCGCTTACAAAATCAAGGTCCCCGGTGTCAGTCATTAACTGGTCTATTGCGCTGGTAATGTCCTCAACGCCGGTTTTGTATTTTAACGCCGTATCGTATATTTGTGTTTTTAGCTTTCCCGCTTCCGCCGCGCTGGCGCCGAAAGTCAGTCCGATGCGGGTGACCTGGTGGTCCAGGTCTATCATCTGCTTGGTAGCGGCCCCCAGGGAGAGGCCCACTCCCAGGGCGCCCAGCTTGGCCGCGGCGCCGGAGAAGGCGCTGTCCAGCTTCCGGGCCATTGCAACGGAGCTCTGGGAGAACTCCTGCATCTTTGCGGAGGCGGCCTTGAGGCCGCTGGAAAACCGGGAGCCGTCCAGGCTCAGCCTGGCGCCGGCCTCTACATGCGCCACTGCTACACCTCCCGGAACTTCAGGGCGGCGTCAACTATTTTTTTATGCCAAAAAGAAAACTCGCGCCACTCCATGTTCATTACCTCTTCCCGCCTGAAGCTCCCCCGGGACAGCAGAAGGAGCTCCGAGGCCATGTCCGCGACACGGCCCCGGGCCTCCTCCCAGGTCAGTCCGCTGTCCCCGCCTGAGGGTCCTCTTCCCCGTCCCCATCGGCGGCGGGGGACTCCTCCCCGCTGTCCTTGAGAGCGGCCCGGGCCTCTTCGATAATTTCCTCGGCGGAGAGCTCTTCGTACCCGGCTGCCTCGTCAAAGTAGGAGAGCCACACCCGGGCCAGGAGGTAGCGGAGCCTGGCCCAGTCCTCGATGTCGAGCAGGGCGGTGACCTGCTCCGGGAGGCCCGTGAGGGACGCCAGAAGCGCGTTGTCCGCGGCGGCGGTCCCCAGGGGGTTAGCGCCGACAGCGATAAAGTCCTTTGTTTTGGGCCGCTGGAGGGTGAGCTCCTGAAGTTCCCTGTCTCCGGTTTTGAAAGGCCGTTTCAACGTGTATTTAATAGCCATCGCGTTACCTCCTTTACGCTACCCGCGGGGACGTCCCGCTGTTGTAGGTGATGTCCATCTCCCCTTCCCCCAGGGTGCCGGGCTCTACGGCCCAGGCCCCGGGCATGGAATAGACCTTGCCCTTTGACGTGTAAATCGTCAGGGTATCCTCGTCGGCGGAGGTGAAGGCGTCGATGCCCTGGGCGCCGGTGGCGTTGAGCTTGAGCTTCAGCTCCGCGCATACCTGCTCCTCGATGTACCCGGTGTTCTCCGGGACGGCCCCGGGCTTGGTATCTCTTTTCTTCCCTGCGGGACGAAAAGTGTTGCCGCTCTTTTGCAGGGGAAGTTCCCCTACTACCGCGCTGATGACGCGGCTTACCGTTTCCAGTTTCATGTCTTTTCTCTCCTCTCTCTACTTGAACTGCAAGAGACCCGTCCCGATGTAGAACTGGTCAATGAGCCGGGGCTGGTGTTCGTACACGAGCCAGCTCTTCTTGTCCGTGCGCACCGATACGGTGACGCTCTTCATATACCCGTCGTAGTCCTGGCACCACTTCTTTTCCTTCATGAAAATTTGCAGGTAGATTTCCGAAAGGAACGCTTTGAAAAGGGTGGCGTCCATGACCTTTGCCCCGGCGCCGAAGTTTTCGTCCGTCCGGGCGAGTTTCCAGCTGCAGTAGCGTTTGCGCGCTTCCGCGTTGATGTAGTCACGGATGGCGTCCACGGTCTCCGCTACTTGGATGTCCAGGTAGCTGGTGTCCCTCCCGCCGTCCGTGGACTCCGTGAGGCTGGAGACCAGGCGCTCGATGAGCACGCCTCCGGCGGCGTCGCGCCGCCAGGTGGAAACGCCGGCCTGGAGCAGGGCCTGCCGGGTATCGAAGCCCATATCGAAGGAGGCCTCCAGGCCCGTCACCTCCGTGCCGTAGGTGTTGGCCGAGGGGTCATCCGCCAGGCGGCGGCAGGCCGCGGCCCCCATCCGGACGGCCCATTCCCCGGGGGACACGGGACTTTGCAGCCTGGGGAGCAGAACCAGGTGGGGGCAGTTGTAATTGTCCGCCTCGGTGAGGAGGTCCTCCGCCTCCTTCCCATCCAGGCACACAAAGGCCCGGCCCCCGATTTGCCTCATCGCCCCGTAGCGGCTCTCAAGCTCGGCGGCCAGGGCGCGGACGGCCTCAGGGTTATTGAAGTCCATCATGATGTAGTGGTACCGGTCCTCGCTGAAGGCGTTGAACAAGTCCGCCAGGGCTTCCCCGGTGAGCTTGCCCGTCCCCGGAGTTTCCGCTCCCGGCGTTACCGTCACTCCCACAGCCTCGCTGGTGTCAAAGGACACGGCGGTCCGGCTGCCTTGCGCTCCCCGGACGGTGTGGGTAAAGCGGACAGCGTTCCCCGTTGCCGCGGCCTCTACCGGGGTCCACTGGCTCGCGTTCACCGCAGCGGCGATAGCCTGGGCAACGTCTGCGGCGGAGGCATCTTTGGCAACGGAGGCCGCGTTCAGGGTATGGCCGTTCACGTTGATGTATACCGCTCCGGCCTTCGCGCCGGCAGCGTCAACCGTAAACTCCTGTTCCCAGGCGCTCCCCGCGGGGCTGCCCCCGCTGTCAGTCAGTTCCGGCACCGGGAGCACATAGAGCTGTTCGCTCTTGTTCACCTCCAGGAAGGCCCGGGCCAGGATGGCCGCGGGGCTCCCCGCGCCGAAAAGGAGCTTGGCCTTCTCCTCCGACAGCACCCGGACGGGGACGCCCGGCGCTGCCGTGCCTTCCGGGCCGGTAAACGCGATGATGAGCGCCTTTTTGATGTTCTCCATTGTGCCCGCCAGGGAGTTGTCTATCTCCTGGAAATGGCCGGGAACTAAAAGCGCTTCCGGTATCTGCTTGAAACTCACAATCATTCTTCTTCCTCCGATACTATTGCTTGGAGCGTTACTTCGTCCTGAGCGGACGCTCCCCCCGCCTCGTGAAGGGCGCGGTACCCTTCAAAAACTTCTAAATCAGAAAGCGAAGCCTCGTTGAAGATGTTCTCCGCCAGGCTGAGCCGTGTCCTTACCGCCCACAGGGTAACGTTGATAGCGTCCAGGTCCCCGGAAAAGAGACACTCGGCGTCTACCTCCGTTTTTTCTATCACCAGGGAATCGAAGTCGATTTCCCGGAGCAGCGCGATAAGCGCGGCGGTAATCTCCGCGGCCCGGCCGTAAAGCTTGTCAGAAGCGCTGGCCCGGTCGATTACCCAGGAGACAAACTCCAGGGTGTCGTTCACGGTGCTGGAGGCGGAGCAGCGGGGAAGGCTTGTCAGGATGGCCGGCGTCCGCTGGGCCGCCTGCCGTATAGTCTTCTCCGTGAAGTTCCCCGGATGGGGGGCGCAGTATACCTGGGGAAAGGCCGCCGCGATTTTAGAGACGGCCTCGTCCCGCAGGGACGTGATGCTGTTAGCCCTCATCAGTAAACCCTCCCCTTCTTGAAGAAGCGGCCGTCCGGCCAGCCCTCCTCTCCGGCTTCCCCCCCAGGCACCACGCAGGAACCCTGGAGCCCCGGTCCCTCCAGACCGCCCTGGTACTCCCGGTTGATTTTTTCCAGGAGGGCCAGGCTCTCTTTGTACCGGTTCCGCTCATGCTCGGACCCGGTGACGATGTCCGCCAGGCTGTCCTGGGCCAGGTCCGCGCAGACCCCCTCCAGGGCGTCGGCAAAGCGGGGAGGCACAGGCCGGGCTATCTCCCCGGCCCCGTTCAGGAGCCAGGGCAGATGGGCCGCGATGACCCCCGTTGCCCTCCGCAGCGCCGTTTCTATCCGGGGCGTCTCCGGGCCGCCGTCCTGAGTGCGGGGCACCCAGACGGCGTCTGCCGGGTAGCGGGAGAGAAAACCGTCCGCAGAGAGCAGGGGCATCACTTGGCCGCCTCCTTGGGCACGGTCACCGCCACCAGGGGATCCGCCTGGAGGATGGCAAGCTGGGCCGCCGTCACCTCGTAGGGCGCGTCCCTCCGGGTGAGCGCAAAACCCGCCCGCCGGTACTGGGGATAGGGGGTCTTGTGGCGCAGGTACACCTGCGTCCGCTCCGGCGCCCCGTTCCCCTCCGCCCTGGCCGCAGACTCCGCCGGGGCCTGGACCTCCGGGGACGTCACGGCCTGGCCTTCCGTCTTTTCCTCGGCGCCGGTCTCAACCGGCGCGTTATCCGTCTTTTTCATGCTCCCTCTCCTTTACCCCAGCCAGGGGCACACAATCAGCTCCGCCGTATGAAAGTACGGGTTGGAGTCGCCGCCGTCGATGAGCTCGCGGTTCAGAATGGCCCGGGCCGCAGCCTCGTTCTCCGGGCTTACCACCAGGTGGGTGGGCATCATCCCCACAGGGACGTTGCCGTCCCGCTTGAAGGTCTGCATCCGCAGCCGCGCCGCAGCGTAGGCCGTCTCCGTGAGGGCCCCTTTGCTCCCCACCGCCTGCTGCCAGAGGCCGTACCCAAAAGACCCCCGGTAGCGGATGCCGTACAGGTACTTGTCTTCGCTGAAGACCACATCGGTTTTCGTGTCCGTGATGGCGTCAAACTCCGGGGGAAGGCGCTGTTGGAGGATGAAGGGCTTCAGGGTGCCGCTCAGGGAGAGGAGCGCCCAGGGGGACCCCGTCTCGGCCCCCGTCCCGATGATGTTGGAGGTGTCCACGGCCTCCCCCGTCCCGTCCTCGTTGGGGTAGACCGGGTGAGCCGTGTCGAAGAAGCGCTGCCCGTCGTAGCAGAGACCCTCCGCGCCGAAGCCCTGAACCAGCAGGTCCGCGATGCTCTGGTTGAAGAACCGCTCCACCTCATCGGCCATCTGCGCGGCCATCGTCCGGTAGTGGGCCAGGTTCCCGTCCTCGATGTCCGCCCGATTCACCCCTACCGTGGCCTCATACTTCTTGTTGAAGATTTGGTAGGCGTGCTCCTTCATGCTCTTG